GCTCCTGCGTTATCTCCGACTACCGCAAGTGTCGGTGCTTTGACAAGTCCGCCTTTGGCGAGCCTTGGCAAGGTAACCTTATTAAGCCGACCTGCGTGCCATTCCTGCCCAAACAACTTGCCTATCGAATTTGCAACCGTGTCCACACCCGACAACATTTTATTGATTGCAGAAATAAAGCCGTTTATAAAGTTTTCAAGTCCTGTTAGTGCATTGTTAAGAGGAGTTTTTAGAATGTCATAAATCGGACTAAAAGCATTAGAGAACACGTTTTTGATAGGTGTTAAGGCTTTTTGCATTTTGCCAATCATCGAGTTAGTAGAAGAAGTAATCTTACTTGTGTTTTTACTGAAACTGTCTGCACTTTTTGAGCTTGATGTTTGAACTGTATCGCCGAGTTCATTGAATTTATCTTTTGAACCGATAAGTACACCCTGTGTGTTTTCATTATCACTGATAATAGAGCTTGATGACTTTTTAACTTTGTTAGATGACATTTTTACAGAATTTGATGCCGCTGCTTCAAGCTCTTCCCAAGTTGTAATGTTATCATCTTTCAATAATGAAAGTACGGCGTCTTGACTTAATATATCATCATTTACAAGTTTAATATATTTGCTGTAGTCTTTTGTCCCACCGTTCAGAACGCTAAGTGAATCACCTGTTTCTTCAAGTTTTTGACTATATCCATCAAGTGCGTCTTGTCCTTTTTGCTGTTCATCGGTCATCTCTGCAATGTTTGCCGCGGCACTTTTTGCTCTATCAGTTGCGCCAATATTCCAAAATAAAGAACGAATACTACCCTCTGGGGTGTAAAAGTTTTGAAAATTATTACCGATAGTATCGTATAAATTTTTATACACATTTTTATTTAATGTTCCACTATCTAATTTTCTTTGCAATTCTTGTGCTGTCTTTGTTAAGTCACCTTTTTGCTTAATCAATTCATTTGCGAGTATTTTAGCTTCATCTTTACTTAATTTACTTTGATTATAAATTTCGTCAATGAATTCTTTTGTTGCTTCATCTGTATTATTTTCTTTTAACAATGCTTCAACTTCGATTTCTTTCTTAGCTTTCGCTGTAGATAAATCAGAATACATTGAACTCAGTGTCAACTTAGCTTGTGCTATTTCCCATTGATTTACTAAATCATCAAGATTTTCAGAAACTTCGTCTATGTTGTCTTCGATAACGATTTTACCGTCAATTTCTTCAAGTGTCAGAGTATTCCACTGCTCGTCAAAACCGTTGACTTTTTCAGACAACAAATCGACTATTGTCTTATACTCGCCCTTTTCGTCTTCGTCAATTGTACCGTCACTGATAATTTCTTGCAGTCGCTCTTTAAGCTTATCCACATTATCAAAATTGACTTTCATATCGAGTTGAGTATCGTTAAGCTCGTCCATTTTGCTTGACATCTCATCAGATAAAGATTTCCATTTATCTGTAAGTTCTTGCGTTTTGTCGAGTTCTTTCCTAAGTGACGAATTGTTCCACTTATAATCGTTGTAAGCCTCAATCGCAACTACGATAGCAGTAATTGCACTTGCTATTGCAAGCAACGCATTTGCACTCATTACTTTTCCGATGTTCTGAATAGCAGATGTGACCTTTCCTATACTGCTCGCAATAGCCTTACCTGTCTTAAAAGCTAAAACAGCCGTGGCAACAGCACCGATACCTCCAGCTACTGCTTTTAACACAGACGGACTTATTTTTTTAATAATATCTGAAATAGCTTTAAGTGCTCCGGCAAATGCATTAAGCAAATCAGGTACAACCTTTTCAATAGTCCACTTTGCCAAAGGTAAAAGAATAGTTTTATAGGCTTGTTTTAGCTTATCGCCGCAGGCTTTTAACAGTTCTCGGAAAGCTCCGCTAAGTGTTTCAACCGCTTTTGCAACAGGGTCAAGGTTTAGGTCTTCAAGCCACTCAAGCCTGATTTGCGACATATCATCAAGGAAACCTGTTATATCCTCTACTATACCGAGAATGTTCTCCCATATTTTCTTACCTGTATTGTTTTTATCCCAAGCCTCTTTTATCTTGTTTCTTAGCGTTTCTGTGAAATTATTGCAGTTGCGAATAATATCAAGTATATTACCCCATATTTTCTCGCCCTTGCCGTCATTCCACACTTCTCTGAATGTGTCACCAACAGTATTTACAAGTTCGACAAGACTGTTCCACTTGTCGATAAATGACTGTACAACGCTGTCGCCTAACCCTGCTTTATCCCATGCTTTTTTGAAAGCTCCCGCAATGTCGCCAATCGTGCTGAATGCAGTATCAAGCAAAGAATTGATGTTTTCAAGGAATTTTTTACCTGTACCGTTATTCCATACATTTTTCCACGATGTACCGATTGAAGATACTACACCTTTAATATTTGTTAGTGCAGTTTTAAAACTTTCAAGCGTTTTGCTTTGGGTTAAGCTGTTAGTTTTTTTGCTGACCGTTGAAGTAACACTGCCGTTGTTTACAGTAGTAGAACCGCTTTGCGTTGTATCTGTTGCTGTTGTGTCAGCTTTCGTAAGAATATTCAGTTTGTCAAAACCTGCTATACTGCGTTTGGCTTTTTCTGCACTGCTTGCTACATTATCAAGCGCAGTGGAACTGTTACTTGCCTCATCACTCAAACCTTGAGCAGCGTTAGCCGCAGTTGAAATATTACTTGCAGTATTACTGCCATCGAAATTAAAAAGGTCGGATAATGAATTAACCGCATTTTTTGCGTATTCTGTAAGTTTTGCGATAGCTGACGACAACTTTTGTACAATGTTAGTTGCTACTTGAAGAATAGGTTTGCCCACAACCGCAAGCAACTGATTCCAACTCTCTTTTAAGTTGCCTGTTACATTTTCCCAACCGTCTGATTCTCTGCTTGCTTGTCCCATAGCACCCGAAAGTTTATTTGCGTCTTTTACCATTTCAAGTAAAGTAAGCTGTTTCTGTGATTCAGAAAGTTCCGTAAACGATTTACCGTACAACTTGTTTGCCGCTGCGTTTCGTGTTGTTTCTGTACAAGACAAGCCAAGTGCGGCATCATTTTCAAAGTTTCCTTTCAAGAATGATTTCAGGCTTTCGGCGGTATCTTCAAGCGAACGGTCATAATATGCCGCACTGTCGGCTGTTACCTGTAAAGCCTCTTGCATCATATTAAGAGCGTCTGCACTGTCCATACCCGTAGTTTTTGCAAAGGCATAAATGCTTGTTCCGACACCCTGCAAGCGTGTTTTCAAAATACCACTGTTTTTAGATACCGTAGCAATAGCACTTTCAGCTTGTGACTGCATTGAGCCAAATGTTTGTTCAAACTGCGAATTTGCGGCATTAACATCTGCCGCCGATTCAATGCACTGCTGACCGAAATTCTTAACAGCTGCAACCGAAAAAGCAGCCACAACCGCTGTACCGAGTTTTTTTAACTTAGCAGACATCTTATTGCTTACGCTGTTTGCCTGCTCCTGCACTGCATTAAGCGATTTAGAAAAG